GACCGTTTCAAATACAAGTTTTGCACAAAATCCTCTGCAAAAAGGTGTTTTTTCAGCAGACTTTATTGGTTCTGGAACCACGCCAATTGGCATACACGATAGTAGCAGCACAGCCAGCAGTGGCGCGACAGTATCAATCGGGATGTTTGGAAGTGTTATTGAGGGCTATAGTGGCCTTAGTGTTGGTGAAACAATTCCCGCTGCAAACGGCAAGAATGTTGGGTATGCAATATCTGCTAATAAAGTAATGGTAACAGAAACTAACTAGGAGAAATAAATGTCTATTGAACCATATGTGGCCCTACTTGGTTGGTTTGGATACACTCAATTAAATACGAATACTGACATTGATTTTGTTAATTGGCGTACCCAAAGAATGGCCCTCAGTGATTGGCGAGACTTGCCTCATGCTCCCGCAGGGTCAATGACAGCGGAGTGGTTGAGCTATCGACAGGCGCTGCGCGACTTACCATCCAACAGCGATTACCCTGATAATTTAAGTGTTGCTGGCTTTGTTCCGCTTGATCCTGATGGCCACTGATGGACAAGCGCACAGTGGCATCCGCGCACAGCAGAATTGATGATCTGAACGTCACTTCTGCATCTTTACGCACAGAGGTGACCATACAACACAAAGAGCTGTTTACGAGGGTGAAGCGTTTAGAGGCGATTATGATCGGTGCTAGTGGCGCTATCATATTAATGCTCTTGGCGGTGCTAACTAAAATGGGGTGATGAAATGAATATGACACCAGAGACGTTTGATAAACTCAAAATATTACCGAGATTAATGATGTTGGCTGTCACGGTGCTTACATATCAATCAGTCCACTGGTTCATGTCCATTCCCCCTGATCTTGTAACAAATGCCCAAGCGGGGCTTGTCAGTGTCTGTATGGGTGCTTTGACGGGTTGCTTTGGCATCTTCATCAATGGTGAAAAGCCATGATGGCTTTATTGGGAAGTCTGCTGGGCTTCGGGTCATCTTTTCTGCCAGAGGTTTTGGGTTATTTCAAAGCCAACCAGCAGCAAAAGCACCGCATCGAAATGATGCAAATCGAGACAGAGCTTGCCCAAAAGCGTTCTGAAATGAAGCTGGTCGAGCTAGATAAGCAAGCTGACATCGAAGAAACGAAAGGCTTGTATGAACATGACCGATCTATTGACGCTGGAGGCTTTATCAACGCTCTTCGGGGTAGTGTTCGTCCTGTTATTACTTATGCCTTTTTCGGACTGTTCGTAGCCACCAAAGTGGTCATCATGGTCAAGGTCACGCAGGCTGGTGGTGACTGGATGTCAGCCGTCGATCTTATGTGGGATGGCGAGACATCTGGCCTCTTCTCCGCTGTCTTAGCATTCTGGTTCGGAAATCGAGCAATCAGTAAATACGCAGGAAAAAAATGATATTATCTTCTGGTCAAATTGAGCAGCTACTGCATGGCAACAAAAACTGGAAGGCGTGGGAGACGCCTCTCAAAGAAATTCTTGCCAAGTACCAGATCAACACGCCACAACGCATTGCAATGTTTATCGCTCAGTGTGGGCATGAGAGCCTAAATTTTACGGTGCTGGAAGAAAATCTGAATTATTCAGAAAAGGGCTTGAATGCAGTATTCCCGAAATACTTCAAAAACGCAGGACGTGACGCAGCGATGTATCACCGCGATAGTGAGCGTATCGCTAATGTGGTCTATGCTGATCGTATGGGTAATGGCGATACATCTAGCGGAGAAGGCTGGATGCACAGGGGGCGTGGCGTCATCCAGCTTACTGGAGCGCACAACTATTGTTTATTCGCAGAGGCAATAGGCAAGGACAAAGATGCGACAATTAAATATTTAGGCACGAAGGACGGCGCACTTGAAAGCGCCTGTTGGTTCTGGAATTTAAACGGTCTAAATAAATACTCTGACAACGGCGACATTAAGGGCGCGACCAAGCGGGTAAACGGCGGCTATAATGGCTTGTCTGATCGGGAGCATCACTATCACCGCGCAATGTCTATACTAGATGGATCATACAAGCCCCAGACAGCCCCTGTGCTGCTCAAGGTTGGCTCTACAGGCCCAGAGGTCATAAGAGTGCAGGGGGCGCTTAATCTGGACGCTGACGGCGTATTTGGGCTAATGACCAAGGCGGCTGTCATGGATTGGCAACGCAGAAATGACTTGACTGAAGATGGGATAGTCGGCCCTAAGACTTATGCTGCCTTGATCGGAGAATAATATGCCGCTGCAACTGCTAAAATATAACGCTGGCATCGTCAAAGATACCACCGAATATTCTGCTGGCAAAAACGGCCCATTTTATGTTGATAGTGACCTTGTCAGATTTGTTAACGGATACGCTGAAAAAATCGGTGGTTGGGAAAAGGACAGGTTCTTTTTTTTAAATCCTGCTGGCAGTGCAATTTCTACCGAGGGATATCTGACAGGAATTGGTCGCAAGATGCTATCGTGGCGAGGTGTGGATGGAGTTGACCGAATTGTTATCGGCACCCACAATCACCTATATATTATTCAAAACAACGCCATTTATGATATTACACCACTGAGAAAAACTACAAGCAATCTCTCCAATCCTCTGGTCACAACAAACGGAAGTAAAATTGTGACTGTGACTGACAGTAATCATGGGGCCAATACGAGCGACTGGGTGGTCATAAATTCAGCAGCGGCAACGGGTGGCGTTACCGCCGACACTCTTAACAATCTAAATGGATTTCAGATCACTCGGATTGACGCAAATAGCTATACAATTGAAGTGCCAAGTGCCGCTACAGGAAACGCCACAGGCGGCGGCACAACTATTGATATAAAATATTTAATAGGTTTGTCTGGTGGATTGGGTACGCAATCCTCAAACCCCGCGCTCGGTTGGGGCGTTGGTGGCTGGGGAGAGGCTGGCTGGAACATGCCAAGATCACTTGCACTATCTCAAGTTAATCTTGAAAATTCTTCTTGGACATTAAATTTATGGGGTGAAGATGTCATAGCAACAGTTCGGGGCGGCAGCATCTTTTACTGGGACACTAGCGGATTAATAACTACACGGGCATCTCTTGTTTCTGCAATATCTGGTTCAGCTTCTGTTCCTGCAATAGTTAGAACAACTGTCGTAAGTTTTCCTGATCGTCACTTTATCGCAGCGGGTTCAAGCGCATACAATGCCTCAGACGGTAGCTCTGGCGTGTTTGATCCAATGTTAGTTAGATGGTCCACGCAAGAAGACTTTACAAAATTTGCGCCAACAGCACTTAACACGGCTGGTGATCAGAGGCTTGAAGTCGGCACTAAAATCATCACAATGGTCAACACACGCGAGGAGACAATCATATCTACAGATGAGGCTGTATATGGCATGACCTTTGTGGGTGACCCATTTATATTTTCATTCAGATTATTGGGTACTGGTGTTGGCGCAATCGGCCTAAATTCCATGATTGCAATCGACGGCACGACATATTGGATGGGTAACAGGTCTTTCTATAGCTACGATGGTATCGTGCAGGAAATACAATGCCCAGTAAAACACTTCATATTTGAGCGCATGGCAACTAGATTTTTTGACAAAGTTATTGTCGGCCACAACGTCGAATTTAATGAAGTTACGTGGTGGTATGCATCCGCAACAAACACAGATGCAAACCCCGAAAATGACAGCTACGTCACGTATAACTACAACGAGAAGGCGTGGTCGATTGGCTCAATGTCGCGCAGTGCGTGGCACGATGCATTTGGTGAGCGAGATAAGCCGTTTGCATTTTCGCCAGAAGGATTTCTGTACAATCAAGAAACAGGAACAAGTGACGATGGCGCGGCGATGAAGGCGTTTATTGAAACTTCGCCACGCGAAATAACAGCGGAAGGCGAAAACCTATATATGGTAGATCGAATTGTGCCTGACGTAAAAATGGGAGCGAATAGCAATTTGTCGGTCTACATGAACACGCGCAAATACCCAAACTCTACAGAAATCACCAAGGGGCCGTTTGCAATTACGTCAACAACTGAAAAAGTAAGCACTCGCGTCAAGGGTAGGCAGATCGCTCTGAAATTTGAAAGTACTGGCACGACCGACGAATGGCAGCTTGGCGACCTGAGAATTGACACAAAAATAGCGGGGATGAGATGACCAAAGCAGCGCCACTAGCAGTACTAAGACTGCCGTCACCTCCACCCCAATATAATCAGGGCTTCATGGCGCGGTTGGTCAACACAATGGAACTTGAAAAGCAGGCGACATATTTCGCGGCGTCTGTTGGTTTGAAAAATGCGGTTGACCAAGCTGAAGCTGCTGCGTGGTTCGTATCATAAATGTCAAATAATTATAAAAACGCAAAAGTTGATCTGACAGGTACGGGCGCGACAGTTCTTTATACCACCCCACCAGCGACCACCACACTTATAAAGTCGATCATAATATCAGAGGACAGCGGCAATGCAGACACGATTACGGTGACGCTGACTGATGCGGCTGCATCACCCGCTGTATTTTCTTTGTTTAAAGTTAAGGCAATCGGTGCTAATGCTACGTTAGAGCTTTTGTCGCAGCCCCTAACTGTTGAAGAGGGCGAAATAATTAAGGTCACAGCGGCCACGGCCAACAGGCTGCACGTTGTGGCTTCACTATTGGAGATAACCTGATGGCAGTTCAGTATGACGCAAATGGCATCGCCCTGACAGATGAGCGTGGGATTGCTCTGCAAGACCCCTACGGCACTCTGGGCGTGTTGCCAGCAGAGGACGGTATGGAGACAGTTGATGTCTACCAGATGCAGTCCCAGCCAGCCCCCACTCTTGCTGAAGGGATGCGCCTTCAAGACGTTTACGGCACATCTGCCATGCCGATGTATGAGTTTATTAAGCCAGTCCAAACAGGCACCCGCACGTTCTCCACTGTGCCAGACTTTGGTGGCACAACTTTTAATGGCGAACCAATGATGGCGTCACCCCGCAATGCAAACGCAAACTCGACTGATATGGGGCCAATGCAGATCGCGGCTGGTGGCGAGTTGGGCAGTTTGATCGGCGGCAATATTGGTCGGCAGTATTTGTTTGGTGGCGATGATGGAAAAGGAATGAGCAGCATTATTGATGCTGTTGTGCCGGGTTTTAAATCTGCATTTACTAAAGCTCCAACACCAAAAGGCCCAGACGGTTTTTCGGCTTCAAGTGGCGTTGGCTACGGTGTAGGTCGCACGGTTGGCGGCTTGTTGGCAGGCGAAGATACAGGTGACGCCTTAAAAAGTGGTGCAAAGGCGGGGGTTGGCGCGGCAGTCGGAAGCGTATTTGGCCCTGTCGGCAGCTTTATCGGCGCGTCCATTGGTGGCCGTGTGATATGCAACGAACTACAGCGTCAGGGCGTAATGAGCAGGCAGGACGTATTGTTGGACTATCGCTTCACCAGAGATTATCTGACGCCACAACACGTCAATGGATATCACGTATGGGCCGTACACGTTGTAAAGCAAATGCGTAAAGGCAAAGGCGTCAAGATGTGGCGGCACCTAGCACAACACAGAGCCAACGAAATCGCTTATATTTACGGAAAGCGCGACAAGCCCGACTATCTGGGCAAGATTTATCGAAAAATTCTGGAACCAATTTGCTGGTCGGTTGGCTTCTTCTGCGAAAAAACTGACTGGTCTGTTCTATATCAAACGAAGGAAATATAATGGAACCCGATCAAATGCCCGAAATGCCCGAAATGCGTGGCGCGAATATGCGGCAGGAAAAACGCCCACAAAAAGATATGGGCCAAGCATCGCCAGAAATTGCGGCTGCACTTGTTCAGCGTCTTGGCTCAATGTCTGAGCAGGAACTTGCAATGCTCGACAGCGTTATCAGCCCAGAGGTGGCGCAAGTGCTTATGAAGCTGCTTCCAGAGCTTGCGGAACTTATCGCGGCGATAGAGGGTGGCGCAGGCGGTGGACAAGCCCCTATGCCCCGTCAGATGGCTTCTGAGGCCGCGCCAGAGCAAATGGGCGCACTGGGCGGCATGGGCTAATGATGATCAGAACGGCGACACCTCTGGATATATCTGCATTATACGGAATGCTGCACGTAATGCATTCTGAAACAATACACGATGTGTCGCCAATCCGTTCTGACAAGCTGATCGCAGCAATCAGCCGCGCCATTCACGATGGTGTTGTGTTGGTGGCTGAAATAGACGGCAGAATTATTGGCTCAATTGGTGGCGCAGAAATGACCGACTGGTGGAGCGACAAAAAATATCTGGCCGACAATTGGTTTTTCGTTTATCGCCAACACAGAAAATCGACCATTGCCACCCGATTAATTAAGAAATTTATGAAAATCGGACAAGAGTCTGGCGTACCAGTCAAGTTAGGTCACGTCTATTCTGGCGATGTAGATCGCAAAGATAATTTTTACGAGCGGCTTGGTCTGACCAAAGTCGGCTCACTTTTCACGGAGGCTTAATCATGGGCAGCATGTGTACACCATCATATTCGTCGCTACCAAGCTCATCTGACACATATAGCGCAGATGAAGTTCCATCTTGGGTATCCTCCGCTGGCAGATCGTTATTTGAAAAAGCATCAGAAATTGCGGCGTCAGATTATCCAACATATTCGGGCGATAGAATTGCAAATTACGGTGATGACAACAGCAAGCTGACCGATCAAGAGCGCGAGGGCATGGGCCTACTTGGCAGTATATCCGACACGGCAAAACCCTATTTAGATAAATTCAATACTGTTTCAGACACTCTGGGACAAGGATATGGCGCTGCAACTAGAGACGATTTGCTCGGCGGCGAGTATGAATTTGATCCATTTAGCCTTCAAGGCGCACAGGGTTACATGGATATCTATCAAAACGCGATGGACCCTGCGGTGCGCGAAATCGAAGAGCAAACCACCCGCGCTCAAAACGATGCACGGCAACGGGCCGCAATGGGCGGTGGATCATTCGGATCACGTCTGGGCATAATGGAAGGCACAGCGGCTGGCGAGGGCGCACAGGCCGCTGGAGACCTCAGAGCGAGGGCAGGCCGCGAGGGCTTAGACTTTGCCTCTGGACGATTTGATGTGGATCGCCAGTTCGGTGCAGAACGATTTGATACTGAACGTGCGAACAGATTTAGCGCAGAAAATACATTGCGTTCTGGCTACGAAACGGATGAGGCGTCACGGCGAAATCAGATGGATAGCTACGCCACTGCTGGCACGTTGGCGGCAGACCTACAAACTCAAACGGCGCAGGGTCTTATCTCATCTGGCGAGGCAACGAGACAGCTAGACCAACGCGCTCTAGATTTAGCCTATGCTGATTATTTGGATCAGCGGGAGTATCCAGCCGAGCAGTTGAACTTTGCTCTGGGTGCGCTGTCCCAAACGCCTTATTCCAAGGCGTCCAGAGGCTATCAGACAGGCACACAGATGTCGGCCAATCCTTCCGTGTACGGCCAGACAGTCAGCGGCATTGGCGGTCTGTACAGCGCGTATAAACTGATGAACCAAAAACCATAGGGGCTAGAGCATGGCACTGGGCGCAAGCGACACTACTGAATTTGACAAAATGATGGGTGCATTGGGAATGCTTTCTGGCAGTAAGGCTGGAGCGCAGAAAGCCTTTGACGCAGCCAGCGCCATGTACGCCCCCGTTGAAGAGGCAAATCCTTGGGAGGCTTCCCTGCGATACTTTTTGGAAATGGGCAAGCAGGCATCACAACCGGGTTCCACATTGTTTGGGTCGGCTGTTGGGGCTGGCCTTGTTCCGCTCGACTACCTGACTGCCAAAAAGAAAGAGAAGCGCGACAGAGATCAGAAGGTGGCCTCAACGGCGTTTAGCCTTGCGCCATCGCTGAAGCCGAAGGTCACTAAAGCAACTTATGGTAAGCCTGAGTTCTATATGGTCTCTAAAGCAGATGGAAAGGGTGGCATGAGTAAAGCAGTGCCAACGCCACTTACCGCAAAAGATTTTGCTGACATGCGTTCACAAATAGAAGATGGCAGTGTTGTACTTTCGCCAATGCCAACAAAAGGAGAAGGCGCACAATCTGCTTTGGGCAAACTTCTTGCAGACTACGATGGTGGCAAAGGGGCAATGACCGCAAAACAATTTACTGCGGCTTATGAAAAAATAACTTCGGTGCCAGAAGGTGCAGGCGACAAGCCTTTATCTGCTTTGGGCAAACTTCTTGCAGACTACGGTGATGGCTCAGGGGCAATGAGTACAGAACAATTTACTGCGGCCTATGAAAAAATAACTGAAATATCTGATCCCGCAGAAACTTCTCTTGAAAAACTCAGAGCAAGAGCAATTGAAGGTGGTTTAGAGGTAGGTAGCGATGAATATAAAGAATTTGTATTAAATAATGGACGAACCCCTACTGGGTTCAGTGTTGAAACAAGGCCAGACGGCAGTATTAAATTTGTTCAAGGCAATGTTGAAAGTAAAAAAACAGGAAGAGTTACGCCGGGATATGTCCAACTTGATTTAGGAGACGGCAATATTGTGCAGCAAGTAATACCCGGCTCTGAAGCAGCAACAGAGGTTGAATTAAAAAGAACAGGTTATGAAGCAAATATGCAAAGTGCTGACTTCTTGCTGCAAAACGTAGAAAAAATTATCGGAAGACCAGCGGGGAATGGCTTTGCAGCAATACCACCCAATGAGTTTTTAAGCGGAGTTCTTGGGCCAATAGAAGGGTTAAGAGACACATTTCTTGAAAGCCAAGAAAAAACAGACTTAGTGGTAAAAATTAAATTCTTAGAATCAAACGCATTTACACAAGCGTTTGAAACTTTAAAGGGTGCTGGTGCAATTACAGAGAATGAAGGTAGGGCCGCAACCGCTGCACTTGCTATGCTGGATCGCGCTCAAAGTCCAACAGCCTTTGCAGAAGGCTTGACCCAATTTGCCAGCATCATCAAAATTGGTAGAGAAAGACAAAGACGCCTGACGGCTGTTCTTCCGCAAGTTGCTGGAACCATTTCTGGTGGCGCAAATGTTGATCTTGATTTTTCAACAATGGATACATCTGAAATAAAATTAATTGATGTTGAAAGTTTGACTAACGACCAAAAACTAGAGTTAGGCAAAAGATTGGGAATTGTAAAATAATGGATGAAGATGCTCTTACAGAAGCCTTAAAAGACGCTCAATCAGGTCTTGTAGTGGAAGAAAACCCAAAGCCAAAATCTGCTTTGGATAGAGCTATAAGTGCTGGATATAAAGTTCTTGCAGAAAATGATGATGGCAAAATTCTTGTTAAATCTGACACTGGTGAACAGATGTTTATATCTCCCAGCTATGTGACATCAGACCCACAAGTCATTGCTGGAATTATGGAGGGCATTACTCCTGCCGAAACTAATCGCGCAAAAATGCAAGATGAAGTGATACAAAAATATCCTGTGGCATCACGCGCTGCATCTGCATTACAAGATGTGCCGTTTGTCGGAACATATACAGACGAAGTAATCGAAGCGATATATGGTAAAAAAGCTGGTGACGCCACTAGGCTTGCGTCTCAAGCAGTTAAAGATCGCAATCCAAAAGAGGCTTTAGCTTTGGGCGTTACGGCTGGATTGGCATCAGCGCCAGCCATGATTGCCGCCACACCATTAAGAGTGGCTGAATTTGTAACTGGTGGCGCATCAGTGGCAAACCAAATGTTGCGTGGGGCTGCTGTAGCTACCCCAGTGGGGGCGGCTGAAGGCGCTATATCAGGATATGGCCGTGATGGAGAAATGCTAGACGATTCTATTATGGGGGGTGGCATAGGTGGTTTAACTGGTGGGCTTTTTCCTGCTGTATCTGCATCCATAAAAGCTCTATGGCAAAATGTTAAAGGTAGGTCTGTAGCAGAAATTGCAAGAACGCTTGGAATTACTGTTCCTGCGGCGAAAGTGGTTCGTACTGCGCTTGAAAACGATGATCTTGATGCAGCCCAGACTGCCTTGGAACGGGCTGGCTCTTCATCTATGTTGGCAGACGCTGGGCCTGCCACACAAGACCTTTTAGACGTTTCTGTCACTTCTGGAGGTAACGCACCAAGATTTGTTCGTGAGGCCGTTGAGGGCCGCGCTGAACAGGCTGGTAATCGTATGACCACAGTCCTTGATGATATACTGGGCATTCCAGAGGGGGTGGGAACGGCAACGCGCAATATTAGAGAAGGAACAAAGTTTGACAGAGACGCAACATATAAAGATGCGTACAGCAAAGCTATAAATTATGCTGGGACACGGGGTCAAACTATTACGGCACTTTTAAAACGTGTCCCACCAGAAGCAATTACTCAAGCAAATAAATTAATGAAAATTGAAGGTTTGCAAAGTAAACAAATTTTAGCACAAATTTCTGACAGCGGTGACGTTGTGTTTACTCGACTACCAGATGTTAGGCAGCTTGATTATATCACCCGTGCATTGAAAGATGTTGCTGACGCGCAAGATGGCATGGGAAAACTTGGTGGCACTACAACTTTGGGCCGTGCTACAGCAAAATTACAGCGTTTAATTAGAAAGCAAATGAGACGTGAAGTTCCAGAATATGGCGTTGCGTTAGATACTGCGGCAGATGCTATTCAAAGAATTAATGCAATAGATGCTGGGTATAGTATTTTAAACAGTGGAACAACAAGAGACAATCTTCGGGAAGCTCTACGAGGATTTGGTCGGACTGAAATAGAAGCAGCATCTCAAGGACTAAGAAGCAGCATTGATGATACTCTTGCCAGAGTAAACGCTGTTGCTTCAGACGCTAATATTGAAATTAGAGAATTTCAAAAATTGGCAAATAATTTACGCAGCCGATCTAGTCGTGAAAAAATGCAATTATTGCTTGGCCGTGCAAATGCAGACCGCTTGTATGAAGAATTGGATGAAGCGGTTGTTTCTCTTGAATTAAGAGCAGCAATATCTAGAAATAGCGCGACACAACGGCGAATTGCTATTGATAAAAAAACTGATGAAATTACTGAGGCAGGGCCACTTGCCACACTTGCATCAGGCGAACCAGTAAACGCAGGCAAACGTCTTATTCAAGTAATGACTGGAACGACACCAGAGGCCCGTACTTTGCGTAAAATGGGGATTTACGATGAAATTGCATCTGTATTTGTTGGCCTTCGGGGTAGGCAAGCTCAAGATGCTTTAAGGCTTGTCCAACGTGCAATGGATGGCGATGCCTTAAACGAAACGCAGGCTAAGTTAGTCTCAAAGGTTTTGACATCAGCTATTGCGTCAGGGGCATATTCATTTGGAACATCAGACGTAACAGGAGATGTGACTGAAATAAAAGATGCTATGGAAATTACCGCCGAAGATCAAAAAGTTGATCTTAGTGACAAAGAATTAACAAGGTCGCTCATAGAGGCTCTCAGAGGCACTGACGCAGCGGCACAGGTACGAGAGGCCGCTCAGTAGCTCAGAAGCCGTCCCTTAACCCATCCAATATCTCACTGAGGGTGGGTCTTTTGTCTTTCTTCTCATAGACGCACTGAAAAATGCGGGGGCATTCAGAGAACGACAGCGTTGGATAGTGATATCCAAGCCCCCCAAATCCCGCTGAGAAGCGATAGACGCAAATTTTCTGACCAGTATTTTTGTCAGTAATCCGCTTCCACAAGCTGCACGGTACGTGGGTGGGATTGGCAACGCCAGCCAGCGTTACTGACAGCAATAAAATTTTAATCATAGCGCAAGCGCAATCAGATAAAGGCCACCGCCCAGCACGGCCACAATGCCCAAAGCCAATCCCGTGATTGCAAGATTGTTTGCCATTTGGCGCTTGCTCTCCATTGCGGCGTATACTGTGCGCTCTCGCTCGGCCCTAATTTTTCGGCGCATATCAAGCATACCTTCATAGGTGCCTAAACCAAATCTATAGTCCAACATTACGCGAATTTCATATTCAAACTCTTTTAATTTTTTGGCGCGGATCGTGATGTCCATCGCCTCTTGCTCAATCGATGCCTCGCCGTGCTGTTTTTTTTCCAGCCACGTTGTATTTTTGCGCTGCGATTCGGCGCGAGTAATATCAGCCACTGCGCTATACCAAGACCCAAGCTGCTTTGAAACGTCTTCGATTTCACGGCCAGCTTGAAGCAGCATTTTAACGCCTTTATAGGCGGCTGTGGCGGCAGCGTAGGCGCTTACAGGATCAATCATGGGTCATCACCCCCTAAATGGAATAGGGGCATTATAGCGGCTATTTGGGCTTGTGAACAGCCGCAAGCTGTCGCGCCTGTTCCCTGATTAATTCGCGCTGCCTTTCAAGCTCCTCAAACTGCCGATCTAGACTGGACAGGGGCTGCGGAAACTCAATCACTGTTTCATCGCTCATCGTCTTCATCCTCCACTTCGCCACTGCCATCACAGTAATCGCAATTGATCCATTCGCCAACAGGCTCCAGTGTGCCACCAAATCTCTGGTGGACTTCCTTTTCGACCTTGCCGTGATAATCGGTGTGGTCGCA